TGATATGACGCATGAGCATTGTTCACGAACGAGCGTTTTTTATCGGCTGTGAACATGTGTAAATTGTCTTGACATATATACCAAATTGGTATATTATAGACTAGTAACTACAAACATGTACAAATAAGGAGGTATAATAATGCAAAAAGAACCAACAATTAAGATAACTATTCATACTATAATGAACACTTTCAATTTATCAATTAAAGAAGTATCTAATCAATTTGGAATTCCTTATAGAACTGTTCAGAATTGGGCTGGCGGTGTATCAGTACCACCCAATTATATTCTTATCATGATGTACAATTTATTGGACATGATGAGCTTAAATCGAATCAATGATATAATTATAGACGAGCTCAGGGATACAATAGAAAAGGCTTCCGACTATCTCCACGATGATAGACCAGCCGAGGCCATGAGCGTACTTGATAATTAAGGAGGCACTTATGAAGTATTTAGTAAACTTTATTTCATTGGTTGGAGTACTACACTATTATAATCATAATCTTTACTTATTTGGTTTATGTACTGGTGTACTTCTCACTACTTTAATTATGATCCTGAAGGAGGTAAGACATGACCAAAAGGAATAAACTAACACCATCCCAGTTACAGCTTGAAAAGGATGTAAAGCGTATTAATGAGCGTATTAATGAGATAGCTAAGACCTTTGGAACTAATAGCTACGCTTATAACCAGTGGTATGCAACTTTAAAACTTTCAATACCTGAGAAGTACCGAACTACTTCAAAACATGGTATTGTACAGATTGCTAGATCCAAAGAGTTTTATCAATCATCCTTAAAGAAGAAAACAAAAATGGGTATCCAGCGACTTTTGGGTATGAAGACCAAGGGCGAACTAATGAAGGAAGCCAAGGAGTCACTTAAAAAAGAAGGTAATAAAAAGCCGTCACGAGCTGAGATAGAGGATAGAGCTAAAGTTATTGATGAAGTTAACACCTTTGTATCAGAACATGAAGACATGTTTTATCAACCTAAGTCTTCAGTTGCTTATAATATTATACATATTACTGGTCGTAAGAAGACATACAGCGAAATTAAACAAATAATTGATGAATATAAAAAACAGCTAAAACAATCTGGTGGCTTGTTTAGTGATCCTTTTGAAGGATTATAGGAGGTATAAATGTTTACTTGGTATAAAGACTTAACAGTTGACATATTACAACAACATAGTATTACAAGCCAGTCTTTAGGTGTTGGTCTTGGATCTAATAGGCATTGGTACACACCACAATGTTGTGGATTCGATATAGAAACGACTTCCGTAATTACTAAAGACTATGCCCACGCTTATATGTATATATGGAGTTTTACCATTAACGACTTAACTATTTTAGGATCATACTGGGAAGAGTTTTTGGAGCTTCTGGAAGTACTGGCTAAACTATATAATTTAAATGAAGATAATAGACTTTTAGTATTTATAGCTAACACTTCTTTTGAGTTCCAGTTTTTTAGGAAGTGGTTAAATATAACTGACTCATTTTTTATAGAGGAGCGTATACCATTATACTTTATTCATAATGAAGTAATTGAGTTTAGGGATGCTCTTCAGGTGTCTGGTGGTAACTTAGCATACTTAGCCAAGAACTATACAACTACTCAAAAGCTAGTTGGTGACTTAGATTATACAATACCAAGAAATCACCAAGACGCTTATAATATGACTCCTGAGGAGTATCAGTATGTAATAAATGATACTAAGATACTAGCCGAGTATATGGATTATTATTTTAAAACATTTATACCTAAGGGTTTTTTACCATTAACAAAAACTGGCATCCTGAGGAAAGAAGTTTTACAAAGAGCTAGACAAGCTTGTAAGCAAGCTAAAATTAAGCTTCCTAACCTTATGAGTGCGTTTCATCCTTCAGAGCCTTTATATGATTTAATGATGAAGTGGCTATTTAGAGGTGGTTATGTACACGGATCTAATTATACAGTTGGTCAAGTATTAAGGGATCGTGCTGGAGCTGATATAACAAGCTCATATCCCAATGAAATGAATACAAAAAATAATTATCCAAAAGGTAAATTTTACCGTGTTAAAGATACCAGCATCGAAAATTATTTAAATTTAATAAAAGACTGGGCTGTTATGGCTGTTATTGACTTCTATGACATTGATGTTAAATTTGTTCATACTATAGAGTCGAAGAATAAAATTATTGAAGCTGAAGACGCTCATTATGATAATGGCCGACTTCTAGACGCTAAGCGTGTTCGTGTCTTTATAACTGAGCTGGATTATGATATTTATACCAAGTTTTATACTTGGAGTAAAATGGAAGTTAGACATTGCTGGAAAGCCAGAAGAGGAAGACTTCCAAGGTATTTACTAGATACACTCAATTATTACTATCAGGAAAAAGCTAAGCTTAAAATGACTGGGCAAAAGAAAACAAAAAAGTATTCGTTATCAAAAGAGATGGTTAACGCAGGGTACGGTCTTACAGTTACCAGAATGCGAAAGACTACAATAACTTATAACTCTCATACTGATGAATATGAGGAAGACCACAGCTTTGTATTTTCAAAAGAAGTAAGTAAACTTTCTCTCCTTCCTCAGTGGGGTATCTGGATAACAGCCAACGCAAGGCATACCCTACTAAACATGGTTTGGATGATAGAATCACACGCTCAGGAGCTTGGATATGATAGTGATTGCGATTATGAAGACACCGATTCTATTAAATTTGGGCATCCTAAAGACCACCTACCGATAATAAAAGAATACAACCGTAAGCAAGACGAAAAAATAAAAGCGTTATGTCAAGAATATGGTTATAACTACCAGTACATGAAGGGGCTGGGCAACTTCGATATTGAAATGCCATACATAAAAAAGTTTAAGCATTTAGGTGCTAAACGATATGTAGTAACTTACTGGGATCCTGAAGCTCATGAGTACAAAACAGAAACCACTATTTCAGGTTTACCAAAACATAGTCTTATTCAGTATTGTAAAACTAACCACATTTCAGTATATGACGCTTTCAATGATGGAATGAGAATACCAGTATATGATACTAATAAGTTGGCCAGCATCTACAATGATGAACCACACAGCGACATAGTAAACGGCGAACTTATGGAAGAACAAAGTTCTGTTTGTTTAGTACCAATAGAGTTTACACTTAGTATAAAAGATGATTATATGGTATACATTGACGAAGCTGAGAAACGAATGAAACAAGGTATAATATAAGGAGAAAAACAATGATAATTACAAATGAAAAAATAAATAAACTTTTAGTAAAATTAAATAATTTGAAAAAATTATCTCAACAATGTAATGAAAAAGAAATTGTAGAAGATGCTGAAATGTTACTTGAAATCATTAAACAATGGAAATATGATGACTCTATATATGATTTTAGAAATGATCATTATAGGCAATCGGCATCATTTTTAATGAGAATAGCCGAGGAAACCCCAAAAGTGCCAGAATATGAAGATGCTGTAGGTTTTCAAGAAAGATTTTACGAAACTATGAAAAATTATGAAGCTCTTAAAAATAAATATAATGAGCGTGAAAAAAGGAGAAAACAATGAAAACTAAATATATAGACAATAACCCAGAACTGGGTATTGAATACGACTACAAACTTATAATGAAAGAAATCAAAAAGCTAGGACTTTACCCAAAGCGATCCAAGAGCGATGTCTGGAATCCTTCGCACCTACCATTTGACAAAGCTAAATGGTTCGTGCTGATGTCTATCAGATCTAAAGGAAAGACCACCAACTTACTTATCATGGGTTTAATAATGAACAAGCTGTATGGTACAGTTACACAGTACATAGTACAGTCTGAAAAGCTTCTAGCTCCTAAGAATACCAAAGGTCTTTATAGAGTAGTAAATGAGCTTGGTTACATTTCTAAGATTACAGAAGGACGCTGGAGCTCTATCGTATTAAAAGCACGAAGGTGGTATTATTGCAATTATGACAGCTCTGGTAAGATAAGCGAAATGAGTGACGAATATGTTTGTATAATGTCCTCAGTAGATAAACAAGAAGACTATAAATCAGTGCTGAATGAGCCAAAAGGCGACTTAGTTATATATGATGAATTTATAAGAAACTACTACATGCCAAATGAATTTATTGAGTTTTCTCAGCTCTTTTCTACAATTCGAAGAATACGACAATCACCTATAATAGTGATGTTAAGTAATACAGTAAATTTATACAGCCCTTATTTTAACGAACTGGAAATTGCTGAAAAAGTCCGACTTATGAACAACGGCGACAAAGAGCTTATAACTTCCTCAGGAGGTACAAATGTTTATGTCGAAATAATAGATCCAGCACAGAGCCAAGCAAGAATAAAGTCTGATAGAATGTTCTTTGGATTCAAGAACCCACTTCTGGGTGCAATTACTGGTACAGCAACTTGGGCACTTAGGAACTTCCCACACATTGAACGAAATGAAAATACAAAAGTTCTTTCCAGAAACCACTACATTAGTTATCAAAATAAGCTGGTAAACTTGGAGCTGGTACAAAGTGATGTAGGGCTATGTGTATATTGTCACTGGGCTACAAAGACATATGAGGATAGTATAATATATACTTTAGGTGATATTAGAAGACCTTTAGACCGCTACAAAATTGGATATACAAAAATGGACAAAGTTATCTGGACTTGTTATAAACAGAATAAGTTCTATTATGGTACTAATGATGTAGGCGGATTAATTGACGCTTATGTCACAGAACTTAAAATGAACTAAATGAAAAGGCAAGGAATTAATAATTCCTTGCCTTTTCGTGTACCCTAGTTTAATTGTGGTTTGGTTACTTATGGAGTGAGGTATAAACTCCAGTTGACACCTTTATATTACAGCATAACAAAATATTTGTCAAAAAATTTCTTAATCCACTCATAACCTAAGTTGTGAATTCTCAGCCCAAACTCTCCTTCAATCATCTGAGTGTTAGTTGTAACGCCGATATTACCGAATAAACGACCTTCATGTGTATCAGTTACTTCATTATATGTATGAGTGTCTGTGTACTTATTATCTTTACGCTGAATGTTATGATTATTATATGTTCTTTCGCTTGTATTCTTAGCGTCTTCGTACTCGGTTGTTGTTATTTCTTGATATTCATTATAAGTTCTTTCAATATGGTCAGTGTGAGCGTCTGTCGTGGTTTTATCTTTAGATCTATAATTAGCACTGTCCATAGTTGATACATCATTTTTTGTAATTAAATCAGCATTATATGATTCATCTTTATAACTACCTTCAGGCTTATTAGTAACTATCGTCTTTCCTTCAGGTGTCGTTACATCCTTATAACTTCCAGTAGTCTTCTCATTACTTTCCTTTTCACCGTGGTCATCGTCTTCAGATCCAGTTCTTACATCCTTCCAGCGTTCCGTTCTATCGAAGTTATAGACTGGTACATAATCCCAGTAGTATCCTTGTACTATCTTCTCTAAGTTCTCTTTTTCTTCCATCTGGAAGATACGCCACATATTATTAAACCTAAATATTACTTCTTCATCGCTTAGCTCCTTAAAGCTGATCATTGAGTAAGAATAAAAGAAGTATTCGAAGTATGATTTAAACATATTATCATCTAACACATTAATGTACTGTACTTCTTCGTTTTCATCCTTAAACTTAGTTGATAAAATATGTGGCTGTGAGTTCATTATATCGGCCATATGGTCAGCCAGATCTATTATAATTCTATTCTTCATCTTGTTCCTCCTCTCCAGTTCTATCTCCAGAACCATCTCCAGAACCATCTCCAGAACCATCTCCAGAAGCTTCTCCAGTTTCTTCTCCAGATTCTTCTCCAGTAGCATCCTCAATAAACTCTTCATCGCTCCGCTCAGACTCTGAAATAAACTTTGAATATTCAAGTTCCCAAGCTGGCGAAAATCTAACTTTTATATCCCCTTTAGGTAAGTAGTCTGGAAACATCGCGTTGACATCATCAATCATTTTTCTTCTATAATAATAGCAATTTAGTGCATACGCGAATGCAGATGATGTAGAACCGTTTACCTCGTCAACTGTTTGCTGTGCAAGTTTGGATGAACCATGATCTGAAAGACCATACTTAGTATGATAAATCCTAGTGATGTCTTCATATGCTTTAATTAAGTATTGTAATTTATCTATTTCTTTTACATCGGTTAAGTTAAATGTTTTTGTTCCACCACCTTCTAACTCCTGAAGTATGTTTTCACTTATAACATTTACCATCTTACCATCATCGATATCATTGAGAAGTTGTTCGATTGCGTCTTTGTCCTTTGAGTCGGCTGCTTCGAAGATTGGCGCAAGTCTTGCGTAGCGTATATTAAATAGAAGAGATTTTTCTATTTCGGTTAATATATAAGGTATAAACTGAAAGTCGAAATCAGGAGACATAGTTGAGTTATTATATCCAACGACACCATCTACACCAACCTTAAAGCTTATAGTTCCAATTTCAGGATCATTACAAGTACCTAAGTAATTCTCACCTAATCCGTATAGTTTAACTTGTCCAGATCTACCGCCTTCGATAACTACAAGACCTTTATCTGTTTTAGTCCAGCCAACTGTACCATTAAAAGTTAGATACATCTCAAGAAAATTTTCGTCTACAGTATCTGGAAGATTATCGTACACAAACATATTAGTAACAAAGTTCTGATACTCAAAGAAGTGTGATAAGAATCGCTCATGAGGGTTAAAAGTCCAGCCGTCTTTGATCATTTCTTTTAATAGTCCATATGGTGTAAGCATATAGTCTTTGTTTTCTCTATTTCCCATTGTTTTCTCCTTATACAAATTCTAATTCTAAATCGTTTATAGTAATTCCGAGTAATGATACAAAAAAGTATCCACTATTGATGCCACTAATATCCAAGCTAAAATCTATAGGAACTTCTAATTCTTTATCATACAATGTAACGTCCTCACGAGCAATTATATGATTGGCTGTGTTGTAGTCAACAAGAATGATGCTATTAAAAACAATATCAGTAACACCAACTACAAATTGTACTCGTGGCAAATTGCTATTATTAACTTTAGCATAAGAGTTCGTAATAGTACCCTTGACTTTAATCGTGTTATATGCACCAATGTCAGAACTTCCTTGAATTGAACCACCAATTTGAGCGTTTCCACCATCCCACACACTATTAATATCACCATATAAACCTATTTTTATTATCATATTACTTTCTTGAAATTTATTGAATAATATGTTTTTTGGTTTTTGAACATTAACCGTTATAGGATTATAACCATTGCTTGATGGGTCAGTATATACTCCGTTTTCAGTTAAAGTGACTGGCGAAATAGACGGCACTGGTACTTCAACCGTCAGCCTTCTTATACCGTCATATCCCTCAGTAGGATCATATTGACCATTTGCATTTATGTATCTATCTTCTAATAAAGGGGCTACTTGTACAGTTACTGGATTAAAGCCATCTATACCAACTGGAGCGTTATAAGTACCGTTTTCTGTAATTGTTTTTGGTTCTATTGTAGAACTACTAGCTGAAACGTTAACAGTAACTGGGTTATATCCGTCTACACCTTCTGGAGCTGTATATGTACCATTTTCTGTAATTGTCTTTGGATTAATTACTGGTACATAAGTTCCACCAGTTGAAAGCTTTCCAATAAGATTAACTTCTTGCATTTGCTGTTCCTCCTTCCACTATAAATGTTCCCTGATTTAGGATAGTATCATAATTACTATTATTCTCTAGCCGCACATCATAGAAGTACTCACCAAAGTTAAGGTTAATAGTATCTTCTTTATATAATGCCAGTGTCTCTCCATTAGAAAACTCCTTTTTTATAACTTCATAATCATTATTAATATCCGGCTTAATTGTAAAAATAATAGTATCGTCTTCTGTTGGTGTATAAACTTCTGTACCATCATATATAGTTAAGTTAATTATACAAGAATCGCCTCTTGTGATCCTGAATATATTGTCTTTTATTGTAACCATAATAACCTCCTTATCCCATCCAAACGCCTTCATTTTCGAGAAGGCTAATAATTTCTTTTCGTTCTTCGTCTGTAGCGTGTAAGTTTTGTCCCCAGAATGAGCCTTTTCTTACTTTTACAAAACCTCTTAAATTATTTATCTCCATTAGTTTATTTGAAGGATAACCATAATTAGTTCCATAATTGTAATCTTTATTAAGTTTTGGTTCACTTATTGCTGGGCGTTCTACAATTAAATATGGTGTTTGGATTCCCATATAACCAAAGTTAGTACCTATAGATCCTGAATGCTGTACATTTACTTTTTGTCCCATGATGTTTTCAGCCATACCGACTGCAGTTGAAGGTGATGGAGCTATCATACCACCAGCAATTCCAAGGACTGATTGATAAGTATTTCGCCAATCTGTTGCTGTGAGTGATAATGGTAAGTAAATATTACCGTTAAATTGATAAAGAAAACTGTTAAGATTTCCATAATCAGTACCATACTGTGCTCGTGATGGTCTAATCATAGCTACACACATGCCACTCATAAGATCAACTCGATATCTTAAGGTTACATCACAGCCACCATATTTATCTATATTTATCATAAATTCATCAACATTTAAATCATATAAACCACAATATGGAATAAATATTTTTAATTTTGTATAACTTGAATAATCTAGTGCGTTTCCCCAAAATTCACCTATATTTCTTTTATAGTCAAACTCGATAAAAGCATTGTTTATGTAATTACATGATACACCTGTATCAATTCCACCAAAGGATATATTACTTGTTCCTGAAGGTGTCAAACCAGTAAGACGACATACACCAATATTTTCAATATAATCCAGGGGGTTACTCCACATTTTTTTAAGTTGGTCAACAACTGACTGTGATATATCACTGAATATATAACGATTAAACGCTGTCATTTGTGATTCAGTTGGTAAGTATATTCTACTAATGCCAGTATTAAGAAAGTTACTGGAAGGAACTTCGCCACTTCCAACATCGTCACCAACTCCGTCTTTGTCACCATCACCACCTTGCTGTCTTCCTGAATCACCATTAGGATCTGAATCTGGAACTGTAACAGCATCTGAATCCTCAATAGGTACGTAACCGCCTACAAGTTCGCCATTTGGAACATTAACACCAGTAAAAAACGATAAATTAGGAACTACACGAGTTTGAAATAGTCGATACCAAGGATGTGAATCATTTGTATTATAATCATCATCTGTATATTCTCTTAAATAAAACGCTTCAAATTCGGCTGTTGTATATACTGGTGTATAACCTTCAAATTGTTCCCATCTTTCAGGTAAGTCACTAGTCTTTTTATCCCAACCTGACCATATACCGAGTGATCTACTATCTACTATCCTAAGACCAAGCTCTGACTGAAATATGTGATTAGTGGGTGCATTTTCGCCAGTATCATTTGCATTAAAGAAATAAAGAACATTATCAACTATTGGGGCTGTATCATCATTATTAGCATGTACTCTAAATGGTACATTTAAAGAAGAACAATAATAATCATAATGATCCCCTTGTATTAAATCATCAACATGATAAAGACCATGAAATGTGACAAATTGCACAGTATCACTTCCTGATGGTGACCACATGAAGCAACCTCCAGTATAAAGATCACCATAAAGCCAATAAACATTATTAAGCAAAGTGTCAGCAACACCATCCAAAGCTGTATTAGCTTCGTCAAATGAATCATAACTAGTATTATTAATAATATTTATTGCCGATTGAACATTCGAACTATACTTATCTTGAATAGTGCTCTTTAATTTATTAATATTAAAACCAGTTGGTCTTTGGGTTTCAATTGGGCTATAACCTCGTAATCCATAAAATGAAGTAATGAAACCTAGATTAATTCCCTGTCCATTGTTTAAATTTAAGCTTCTGAAACTTGACATAATTACCTCCTTAAATAGATCCTGAGCATATCATCACCATTTGCTCAGCTGTATCACTAAAATGAATATTACTTTGTGGTATTAGTTCCATTGTCTTAAATAATGAATAATTATACATCCTAAGTTCATTATCATTAAGATATAATGAGGAAGTATCAAAATTAGACCGTTCAACAATAACATTTTCTTTAGCCAGCTCTGGTGCAAAAGACATTAATACATCAACATGGCAATGAGCTATAATTCTTTCATACTCGAAAGTATAATTGTTTATGTAGTAATATCGCCCAAAATCTTCAAGAAAAATATAATTCGCTTTCATAATTTGAGTACCACTAGATAGAATAATATCTGGATCAATTACAGAAGTCGGTTCTATTAATTCAACATTTAAGTTATTTCCTATCTGTTGAAGTTTCTTATTCATATATCTTTTATCTGACATATTAAAAAATAATCTAGCAATCATTTTTTATCCTCCTATAAAAATAGGGCGCTGGGGTGATACCCAGCACCCAAAAGGCGAGAAAGTGTATGTTCTGGCTTTAGTCAAGAACCAAAGCAACGATAGCAAACTTAGTATCAAGTATATAATTTACAAGTAAGTGATGGAATTCATTCCAGAAGTCAGCACTAGCCGTATACTGTGAAGTTACTTTTCTTCTGTATGGACATACACCCATAGCTCTATGGTCATAGATAACCCCAGCAATGTTTGACTGATTAAAGGCACTCGTACCAATACCTAGTTTGTTTGTAGCGTCGGCTGTGATTGCCACACTAGAAACATTATCCCAGTCGAAATTAGTTGTAACTTCGCTTCCTTCACTTCCTGAGGTAGCTCTGAAACCTTGCCACATTGGAGTAGTATCATAATCGCCAAAACCAATTTCGCCAAGGTTATAAACCTGACGCTTACCAGTGAACTTTAAGAAGTTTTCAAACTGTGAAAGCATGATAAGTTCATTGTCTTCATCATTTGTAAATGTAGGAATAGTTCCATCGTTATAAGCTGAGTTATAAACTCTCATATTATCTCTAATGGTTTTCATTCTTTCCATTGCAAAGATTGCGCAATCTTCAGATTTTCTAAAATCATCAGCTGTAGCTCCAGACTGAAGAAGTCCCTTAGCGATAGCTTCAGTTACAAGATGAACAGCTGTACCAGTACCAGCAACAGAAACAGCTATACCACAACTAATAAGCATGTGAGCGTAAGACTGAAGGCCTAGTTCTATAGTATTTTCTACATTTGTTCTAATACCTGATAAAAATGTGTTCATCTGATCCCAGCCAGTGAACGCTGTCTTTAACTGGTCTTCTACTATACTAATAGGTGTTGTGATACTCTTAGCTTCCTCAAAGATCTTAGCTGATACCTTAGGTGCAAAGAATTTATGATCATTTTCGTACACCTTACCGTCAATTAAGTTCCACATATCATCCTCAATAATATCCTGAGGAGAAAAGTAAACTCTTTCAACAAATGATCCCCAGTCAAAAGAATCAACAAAGATGCCTTTAATACCTGAAGCCTTATACTTCTTAGTATCAATTACCATCTTTGCAAGCTGACCAAGTAACTTCTTAGAATAAACATCAACAGTACCAACCTGAAGAACATCACGGCCAACATCCACAAGCTTGTAACTGTCAATCGCTGAGAAATCGCCCAGCTTTTCCATGTAATCAGTACCCATTGTCTGAGCCACTGACTCCCTAGTCAATTCAACTACATCAACATGTTTCATTTTTCATTATCCTCCTTATGATTTAATCCAGTGAGCTCCTGATCTATAAGATCAGAAGCCACTGGATTTATAAATAAATGTTTTTCTTCTTGTCTTCTAGTAACAAGTCCAGCTAACACTTTACCATTAGCCTTGTTATATCTAGTTATAGCGTCAGCTATCTCAGCTTTGGATCTAGTACCCTGAGCTGTGAGCTGGTCTATGCTGTTTACTCCTAAATTGTAGCCAAAAGATAGTAAAGCACAAAACTCGTTATTATTCCACTTATATTTATTATCATACGATGCAACTTTAATATAGACTGGTGCTATGTCATCATATAACAAGCTCTCAGCTTGTGCTTGGGTTACTGTATCACCTTCTTTTACTCCTGAAGTGTGACCGTAGGCTATAGTTAGAATTCCAGCTGGACAACGGTAAGCTTTAGATCTAAATCCTTCATATTTCTTTATCAGCTTTATAGCTGGTGTTATGTCTATCGTGTACATATACCTCGCTCATCTCCTGAAGTGTAACTTGTATAGTAGTTAAGGTTTTAAGTAGTTCATTATTCCACTTGTAATCTTTATATATAAAGTAAACCACTATACCAACAGCCACACCATTATTAATTATAATATTGATTAAGTCACTCATATTATCCCCTACAGTCCTTCAAATGGATCACGCTCCTCACCCAGCTCTAAGATTTTAATAGCTTTAGGATAAACGCTACCCTCCTTCTGGGTGATACTCATACGAACCTTAGAGCCGATAGCTCTTTCATTTTCAGTAAATTCTTCAAAAGTCATTATCTCGTTTTTAATACCCATAACTGGAATGTTATAAATTGAAGCTAAGTTTATATAGCCAGTTCTATCCTTATACCACGCTGGAGTTAACTTATTACCAACCTCTTTGTAAGCTGTGATTTGATCATATGGGATAGTATCGGACTGAACCGCTATACGATTCTTAACGGTATCACTAAACTTAGTTTTACCAATATAGGCCGACTTAACGACTCCTTCAATGATAATGTTGTCAACTGTCTTCTTCTCTTTGTTTTCTGTAGCCATGTTCATTACCTCCTTATTATATAATTATTGTACTAGCCTATTATAGGCCTAGTTATGGCACACTTAGAATATACACCAATCTGTCAGCCATGTCAACTAGTTCATAGCGAATAAAAAACGATTGTTCGTGAAC